GACACCCCGAGACCGATTGTTTCTTGCTTGCTCTTCACGAGCCCTTTTTTCATTATCGGTATTGTTTTTATCGAACGATTTGCGTAATGAAGATATTCCAGATTCTATACCAGAGAACATTGCAGGGTTAGCTTCATACACAGACGCTTTGGCGCCTGCAACTAGGCTATCCTTTGCATTGCTGATTTTGCCGCCTATGTATCCGCCCAATCTTTGTAGATTTGATGCCATTTATTTCTACTCTCTGGTTAGCGTCTTCGAGACGCAGATTTCCTATTTTGTTCTTCTATACGTTCATTTTCTTTTTTCACATATTCAGTCAAGAGGGCTATGTATATCTCCCTCTCAAATGGCATCATATTGTCCAATTCCGTCAAACTATATTTATGATGTTGCATCATTGCAAAGTTTGATTTATAATAATTCAAAAGGTTATCATGAGACAAGCCTATCCGAAAAAATTTGCCATTCCCTCCAACACCGATGTTTCATCTTTCCCACACTTGGGACATGTCCATTCGATTTCTTTTTTCAATTTTGGCATACTACTGAAAAAATTTGTGATTTTTTCAAATTGTTCTTGTGAAAGATCATTTAAAAACTCTGCAATTTCACTAGGAGAAGTTTCACTCGATGGGTATACCTCTTCCGCATCGAAAATAACATCAACACAAGTAACAACCATATCAGTGATGGTTTCAATTTGAGATTGATTAGCAGCCTGTTCGATCTTATCGGCCATATTAAGTGTTGGATATTTCAACACAACACCAATTCCACTTTCTTCGTCGAGTATAATTTTTGGTTCGTGACCCTCTTCTCGGAAAATTTCGATGGCCATCAAATCTAAACTGTAATCAAATCTGTGGGTACACTCTTCATCTTCCGAATTTTTACCTCCGAGGTGTGACAATTTAAGGTCCACAATTTCACCAACCGATTTTGCTCGAAGTTTTAAAAATACATATTCAAGATCAAACATTGGCAATGTTTCTACATCAAGTTCATCAACGGTACAATTAATGATAATCTGTTTAATTGCACGTAACATTTCTGATTGTTCACTACTCTCAAGTGCCATCAACAAAATCTTTTGTTCCTTGACAAGGAATGGCCGATATTGCACAGTTTTACCAGATGACGGCAAAGTTAGTTCGTGTAACGGGGTTTTAATTTTAGGTAAAGCCATAGTATATACTCCTAGTGTATTAATAATTTATTCAAACTGTAAATGGTTCTGATTCTGCTGTATAATTAACATTGTGATAACGATAATTAAACGTCACAGAAAATCTTTGATATGTGTCACGTTCTTCCCAATTCAAATTCATAGAACTCATTGCTATTGGGAATGCATTATTTAGGTATGTTGTTGCAATTATCTGGCCGGCATCACCCAGTTGATGAATTTTAACGTCAGCTATACAATCATCATAATATGCAACAGTTCCTGCCCGGCCTGTTAATGGTGCGTCACTGCCCACACGCAAGGTGCCTGGTACGACTATCCCCTCCATCCAAACATCAAAAAAGGCTCTTTGTTTCATTCCGGCTGCAGCCAAAAATGTAAAAGTGATATCATTATATGTCATATCATTTGGTATTAAAATTGCCGGACCAGAATAGTTGTCTTCTACTGCAGAGATAGTTTTGCCAGGAAATTCTGTCGATTCTATAATAAACGGCATGGACTTTTGAGTTCTCTTTGAACTACTTGCTGCATCCACTAACGCATCAACAAACCACTTACCAACATTTTCGGATGTTTCCGAAAAATACGATCCAGCTTTAATAAAAATACCCAAATTAGGATCAGTGTTATTTAATCGGCCATTATATTCTGCATATTGCAGTTGCCTCCATCTACCTTTAATCACATTCGGCACACCAATCTCAACCGCAAATAAATTTGGCCTAGCGATACCACCCTTAAGAACGGATTGCAATCCTGATAATGAAAAATTAGACTTCTTCGCCATTACCTACCTTTCCTTTTTGATTTTTTAGTCGCGTCTGCCCACACTTCAGATGCTTGTGCCTTCTTAAATCTTTCCATCGGCAAAAATAATGCAATATCCCACTCCGCAGCTGTAATTTCCAAAAATGGAGTTTTTACGTATTCATACAAATATCGTTTTAATGTTGGTCGAAACCCAGAAAACTTTGATGCACCTTTTAAAATATCATACGTTGCCAATATTTTAGTCCTCTCGTTATATCTTTTGTCCGAAGACACTGTGTATAGTGCGTCCATAAGTTTGGCCCGTCCAGCTAATGGCAAATAATGAAAATTGATCCCAAGTATACCGTCGTTGTATTGTTCCACCGGAAATATCAACGGAAATGTATCATAATACGGCAAAGTTTTTTTATGTTTTGGGTCGTACTTAAATGAGTACATCATTCCCAGTTCCGGTCTCGATACTCGTCTTTTTTCGGAAAATTGTTTTACAACATTTCCAGGCCTAAACTTATCACTACTTTCGCCTGGTTGAATTTCACTGAAAGACTGCCTAGCAGTTTCTCTATACCATTCTCTAGACGATTTGGTTCTGGCGGGAATTTCACCCGACCGAACGCCGTTATAAATTAGTTCTTTAAATATTAACATATACTCTATTTATACATTTTAATTACGGGGTTAAGTCTTTTTCTGTAATTATTTTAAACTGCCACTTGCGATCTAAACAATATTCCGAAGCAGCTTTCCATTTTGCCTCATTAACACCCCAAGTCATAGCTTCTCTAATGTATGTTTTTGTGGGTTTTTTTGATCCAGATTTTTTTACCGGAGGCGATGTTTGTGAATATGGTTTAACTTCAATCAATGTCGTTTTAATTTCGCCAGTTTTAGTTTTAGTTTTAATAAGAAAATCCACATAATATCTGTGATATCTATTGTCAATGGGTGATAAATATGGTATAATAACCTCTTCAGAATTCCATTTTATTATAGAAGGACTTTCATCACAATAACACATAAACCTTCTTTCAAGTAAACTTCTGTAGATTATTTTGGTTGGGTCACCCCAGTACTTATTGAAATTTTTTGGTTTAAATTTACCTTTATATCCGCGATATGACATTTTTAAATTATAAATAGAGAACAAGATAGTATTTATTTAGGAACTTTCTATGGGAAAGACGATATACCAATTAGCAGGAAATAATGGTCATCAATCTTATGCGGGTGACGACACTGGTTGGCCAGAACAATCAGACCCAAATAGTCGATATTCGAATATTGGTTCCTCACAAATTAAGTTTCCTCACAATCAAGATGCGGGTAACGACAACCATGTAACAGCATATGTTAAAATGACAATTTTAAATGCTGATGGAGCGAGAGTTAGTGAGGCTCCACAGTTATATTTGAAAGCGCCACCACAATTAAACCTATCGAATATTAATAACTATCAACAAGACGGCCCAATTTTTGGAGCAGGAACGACCGAGGGGTTAAAGGTAGCTACCGATATATTGGGAGCGTCGCAAGCTGCATCTTCCGCAGGCCAGACGGCTGTATCTGCAGCACAGGCGTTGGAGTATAGTATTAAGAAAGGTGGCGCAGGTCTAAGTGGATTTATTGCTTCTGCAGGATTAAACAATTTAAGTCAGTTTGAGTTTCTTACTAAGACCGCAATCAACCCTATGCAACAACAATTATACAAGGGACCTACATTCAGAAGATATCAATTACCTTTTAATATGAAACCTAGAAACCAGACCGATGCAGAAGAAGTTAGAAAAGCTGTAACCACATTAAAATTGGCAGCTTCGCCCTCATTAAATCAATCGACCGGATTGATTAATGATGATGATGAATCAATTACTGGTATCAATCTCACATTTGGATACCCAAATTTAATTCAATTTAATATCATAGTAAAGAAGGCTCCATTTGTGCGTGAAAGTGGTGGCGTAGGTCTTCCAGGCTGGGAAACACTTTTCAAAAGTAAACCGTGTGTTATTGAAACAGTACAATCTGACTATGGCGGTCAAAAAATAAATTTCTTTACGACTGACAATTATCCGACAGAAACTAATTTAACACTGAGTTTAATTGAAATCATTCCAAGAACTTTGGGTGATGCTAAGAGTGAAGCTCAGAATAGATCGAAGTTCATATAATGTTTAGATATTACAATAAAGTCGATTATAAAATTGATCAGTATCACTCGTTATCTGCGATTGATATTACAACTAGAACCAAAATAAATGATTATATTTTTCAAGCAGGAGGTGCGGGCGCAAGAGATTATTTGATTGCGGAAGGCGAAAGACCAGAAGGAATTGCTAACAGATTATATGGTCGTCCATCCTATGCCTATATATTATTGTTATCAAACAACATTCACAACTTGTACGACGAATGGCCAAAAGATTCTGCAACATTCAAAAAATATATCATAGAAAAATATGGATCTATTTCAAACGCAAGAAATGAAATTCGATTTTATTATACGGGTGAGGGTTTTATAATAAGTCAGGCCACTTACGAGTCGTTAATTGACGATAAAAAATACAGCAAAACAACTTATGAGTATGAATCCGATTTGAATGAAGAAAAAAGAAGAATTAAAATTTTGCAACCAAACTTGGTTAAAAGAATTGAAGTCGCAATTCAAGAATCGTTGTATTCCACAGAGAACTTATAAATGACAGCGTACAAGTTTCCTGATTTGAGGACGCAATCGTCAATTCGCGAGCCTGAACTTGACGAACATATTGCCGGATCTTACACGGTAGACTCAATAACGTTAACACTTCGTGACGGCACACCCGTAAGTGTAACCGATGTTATGACGCAGATTATTATATATGAAGATATTTTTAACCCTTCGATTTCGGGATTTATAGAAATTGACGACTTTGTTGGAGGATTGGAAAAATTCCAGCTAACTGGTGGAGAAAGTATTTCCATTAGAATTTTAAGGCCAAATGGTTACGATGTCCTAGTCGATCGCGACGATTTGATTGTACATTCAATATCCAACGGAACTTATGTAGCTAACAATAGTATCAAATACAATTTGGGATTTGTAACGAGAAGCACAATTGTTTCTCAGAAAAAACGTATATATAGATCCTACGAAAGTGATACGTCATTAAGCAATATAATAAATGATATTTGTACCGAAGATCTAGGTAAAAGTATTAACATTCAAACAAATTTGCCGAAAATTGACAGTTCTTTTGTGTCCCCAGGCTACTCGCCAATTTCGGCAATACAATACCTAGCAAAAAGATCTGGTGTTGATGGTAATTATTATTTATTTTTTGATAGATTGACTACAGGATATACATTTGCAAGTTTAAAAAATTTAAGAAACTTGGCTCCAAAAGTTTCTGGTGGTAACACAAAAGACATATACACCATTGTATATAAACCAGCAATAGGGTATACAGAAGGTAAAGGCGCTGAAACTGTTATGAGAGCAGAGTATGTCACTCCAGAAGAAAATTTCAATCATATGATTAATATGAACTATGGATTTTATCGATCTAAAGTAACCAACGTCAATATTGCAAGACGATCTTTGGAAGTTGACGTGTTCAATTATAAAGATGCTCCAGAAGATTTTTACGTTAATGATATTATAAGTGATAATAACATATTTGCTAAATTTTCTACCGGACGTATCAAAGGATCAGAAGAAATTCCCGGCGAAAGAATGGTCACTACAGCTATCAACGATCCAATGAAAGACAAAAAGGCGTGGATTAAGGCAGATCTATTCGGATCTTTTGCTCTTTCAGCAATGAGAGTTCGAGTCGGCGTAGATGGTGCTGTCAATCAATTAGGCGCTGGTGATATTGTGTATCTCAAATTACCAAGTGACGTAGAAAAATCAACCGATACTTCCATAAGTTCTATAACAGAAAACAATGTGTATTCTGGAAAATATTTCGTAACAGCTGTGAGACATGTAATAACAAACGAAGTATACTCTAAAGATTTGGAGTTGTCAAGAGGTTCGGTCAGAGAACCATTAAAATCACAGAATCAACTCAGTGCATCCGATCTACTTCCAACAAGAACAGCTGAAGAAGGGTATACGGCAAATGCTGTGGCGCAAGTAGAAAACAATGTTGTGACGGTCCCCAGTGATTATGCACTGCAAATTGATCCTGTGGTACTACAGAATTTAAGATCTTTTCGTATCGACAATCTTTTAGAAAACTCGGAAATTGTAGCTACAGCAAGACAGGAGACCCGAGAAGCCGAACAACGGTTGGCAGACAATATTAAAATTCAACAGGAAGCTGCTGCAGCAGCTGCAGAAGAATTAAAAAATCTATTGTCTGATACGGCCGTCGATGCGGAAAATAAAATACAAAATCAACGCATAGCATTTGAACGGGGTTTGACAAACGTAACAAACAGCGTTTTGACAGTACAACAACAGAGAATTGTATCCGAAGCCGCGTTAGCGGCCGAGTTGCAAAGAACAGCCGTAACTGCTCGCGAGCAGGCAGCTGCCGCGGCGGCAATTGCCAAAGCTGAGTTGGAAAAGAAAGCGTCAACGTTTGCTCAACAACAAAAAGAACGAGAAGATGCTTGGGCCGAACGTATTAAATCTATTCAAGAACAAAACGACATTGCTAGAAGAACCCTCCGTTCTTCATTAAATACGGAATTTGGCAACCAATTGACATCTCTGAACGCAACAATTGGCACCCAAATTAACAAGGGTATAGATTCTGTCAATACCAGACTGTCGAACCAAGCTAACAACATAATAGGTTTTCAGTCTATGATCGATTCACAAAAACTTGCTGTAGAAAATTTGAGAACTGGTGTTGAAACTGGAATTCAGTCATTGGCCGTTGGATTCTCTGAAGGGTTGAAAGATTTTGCTAAGACGTATGTACCAGCTTCGATATCGATTGATGGAGTTGAAAAGAAACTGAATCAGTCCGAATCACAATACTACGCAGCACCTATGTCAACAACAGAAACGGAAACTGTCAATTCACCCGAATTAACTGTTAAGGTTACTGAAACTGATGGAAATCTGAAAGAACAAATCTTTTCGATAGACACTAGAATAAATGAAACAATTTTTAAGAATATCAAACTTTTTGGTAAGAATGGTATTTCGATTAATACTGGTGATGGGGGTGGTTAATAATGATTACAGATAATCCAAATTTTACTTGGTGGATAGGTGTTGTTGAATGGAATGTTGATCCTGCGCTTTTGGGTCGTGTAAAAGTGAGAATATTTGGATATCATTCAGCTGCATATTTAAATGAAATTAAGACACAGTCTCTACCTTGGGCTGCTTGTCTGAATGCTCCGAATGTGCATGGTGCTTACGGCCGTCCTAATGTTGGAGATTGGGTTCTCGGGTTTTTCCTTGATGGATCAGATGCACAAGAACCAATGGTTCTCGGGGTTATTCCAGGCAACATTGAATCTAATATGGGTCAGGATTCTGCGAAATGGTCATCAGAATCGGAAATTTCATTCCCATCCGTCTATCAAAATCCAACCAATTCAGCTGACTCAAACAGGGACGCATACATACAGGAAATTTACGGTAAAGTTAAATTTAAACTAGATCCAGATGGAGGGTTGAGTGGGAAACCTAAAATATCACTAACGATGCCACAAGACAATACTGGGGTAGAAATATATTCTGATAATATTTCACCAATAAAACCAGTCAATCCATCGACCTATCTAAATATAGCAAATGGAAGCAATGCATCTGTTGTGATAAAAAATGAATACGAAACGTCTAAAACGAGTATAACGTTGCAAGCCGATGATATTATATTAAAAGACAAAACTGGTGTGGTTACTGTATCAGAAATTAAAGCTTTAATCGATCAACTGGCATAATAAAATATTATAAATAGAAATATATTTGATTTTAAAATGCTACACAGCTACTTATAACACAATCAAATGAAATGTCAAGCAATTTTTTGTAAATAGAAGGAAATATTATGAGCAATCATGAAATGTTAGTTAGTTTATTTGAAACGTATTTGTCAGAAAGAGAAAAGTTTATTGAAAAGGGTGTCAAAGTTTCTGCCACAAGAGCCAGAAAAGCCCTATCAGAAATTGCAAAAGTAACTAAAGAACTAAGAAAAGAAATACAAGACCAAAAAAATACTTAAAATAAGATATAAATAGTCTCATGGCAGAATTATATTCAGATTTACCGTTAAATTTCACACCAAACCCCAACACGGGGGAGGTTAAACCGGCTAGTGGCGAGAAAGCAGTTCGACTGGCGTTGTTGAATTTAATCAGAACACCAGTCGGCAGCAGGCCATACAATCCAAATTTTGGAAGTCGGGTTTTTGATTATTTGTTTAAGCCAGCTGATCCTCTGACAGAAAATGAGTTGACTGAAGATCTTGAATATGCAATTCGAACTTGGGAACCTAGAGTAGATTTAATTTCGATCGAAACCAATATGGAAGACTATGGCATAGAAATTATTATAGAGTATTATGCTAAGGGTTTCCCACAACCACAAGAAGTATCTACCGTAATAAGCAGGGCATAACATGGCTAACGACACAAATTTAAAAGTTGATGGACTTGAATATGCGGAGATTCGATCCAACCTCGTTTCATATTTAAAAACACAATCTGAATTTCAAGATTATAATTTTGATTCGTCGGGTTTGGCTAGTCTGTTAGATCTATTATCATATAACACGTATTACAATATGTTTTATACGAATATGGCTTCGGCCGAAACATTCTTAAACACAGCTCAAAAAAGATCCTCGGTCGTTACGTTAGCAGATTCTTTAGGTTACACGCCAAGGTCGACAACATCAGCGACTTTACCTGGCACAATTACCGTAGTGCCTACTGGTATACCGTCTTCGATAACAATCCCCTTTGGGTCTAAGTTTGATACGACCATTGACGGCCGATCGTATGTTTTTTCAAACACCGAATCATTAACAATAACACCAGCAAATGGCGTATATTCTTTATCGGATGTAGTATTGATCGAAGGCACATATGTAACCGAACAGTATACTTATGATATCACAGATAGAACTAAAAAGATCATCATTAACAACAGTAATGCAGATACATCTACGTTACAGGTTCGAGTTTTAAATTCGTCGTCAGATTCAACAACTAGAAATTTTGTTTATGGCCCAACAGTAACGGCATTAACCTCAGAATCTTTAATATATTATTTAAAAGAAATTGATGGTAATAAATTTGAAGTTGTTTTTGGTAGTGGTGCTTTAGGTAAATCTTTAGATGATGGCAATGTCGTATATCTTACGTATATTGTGTCGAAAGGTTCGTCAGGAAATGGTGTCTCTAATGTGACATTGAAAGATTCTATTTCGGGTATAGACTCATCAACATTTCAAGCTTCGGCATATTCTTTTGGTGGTCAAGATTCTGAAACTGTGGATTCTATTAAATTTAATGCTCCTAAGGCTTACGCGTCACAAAACAGGGCAGTAACAGCAGAAGATTATTCTACTTTAATATCGCAACAATCTAATGTGTCTTCTGTCATAGTTTGGGGTGGAGAGGATAACGACCCTCCAGCCTACGGAAAGGTTTATATTGCAGTTAAACCCACTATCGGTAATGTTTTGACGCCTGCTGAAAAATTAGAGTTGACCCGATCCGTTATAGATCCTAAAAAAATATTGACAGTGTCTACTGAAATTGTAGATCCTGAATATATTTACCTATCTTTAACTATTAGTACTACGTATGACCCAGAAAAAACTATTGCAACGGAAACAAACTTAAATAACACCGTTAAAACTGCTGTAAAAGAATATAGTCAAAATAACTTAAATAAATTCTCAAAATATTTTAGGTATTCCGAACTCTCACGTTTAATAGATACGAGTGAACGGTCTATTTTAAGTTCTGATATGGTTGTTAAAATGCGAAAAGAATTTGATGTTCAGTTAAATGCTTCCGCGAAGTATACGGTCAATTTTTCAAACCCAATCAATTCAACTACTTCTGGCAGACCAACAGCACACCCATATAATAGTGGAAATCAGATTATCTCAAATGCTTTTAGTTACGGTGGATTTTCTAATTGTTATCTTGAAGACAATGCTGGATTAATTCGTATTTTTAGGTTAAATGCTTCTGGGGACGCACTAGGCGTCGCTCAGAATGTAGGAACGATAAATTATAATACTGGCCAAATCATATTAGATGATTTTAGACCAACAGCTATTGCTGATGGTGGGGTCACGCTCAGAATAACTGCAAATCCACAGAATAAAGATATCTTACCGTTGAGGGGTCAAATTGTTTTAATTAATGATATTGATGTTTCGGTAACACTTATTAATGATAAAAATATCAGCTTAGTGAATAGATAATGTCAATTGAGACTACAAACAAACCCTCGTTATCGGTAGAAAATTTAATACCGAATCTGGACAGCCCTAACTTTCTTACATTCGTAAAGGCATACTACGAATGGATGGAAAGTAGTTCAGTAATTCTTAAGGATTTGTCTGGGTCTTTCACTCTCGGCGAAACACTTGTCGGATCAACTTCTTTTGCTAGCGGATGTATTAAACAAATTGACGGTACAACTATTGTACTGAAAATGTTTAGCAAAGAATCTTTTGATGTTAATGAGGTTGTTCAGGGGAATACATCATCTACTACAGCTACAACTGTTTCTGTTAAAGACAATGTTTTACGTGCCGCAGACAATATGGTGCAGAACAAATCTTTCGATTATGCGTCTGGAGAATATTATGAGTATCTCAAATCTGAATTAAATCGTGGTATTCCTGCACAAACAGAAAGCGACCGCAGATTAATTGCCAAGAAAATTAAAGAGTTTTATTCTTCTAAAAGTACAGAAGAAGCTTACAAGTTTTTCTTTAAAGCTGTATTCGATGACGATGTAATTTTTAGATTTCCGGGCGAAGAAATCTTGCGGGTATCTGATGGTAAATTTGAAAAAAGAACCGTCCTTCGAACGTCAATAACAGACAAAGATTCGCAACCAATAGACGTTTTTAGTTTCTTAAATAAAACGATCAGTGGCGTCAGTAGTGGCGCTGTTGCAAACGTTGTCAATGTTCGTATTACTTTTTTGGGTGGAATTCAGTTCGCTGAATTTGTTTTAACGTTAACATCCGGCACATTCCAAGCTGGGGAAGAAGTTTTTGCTGTAGGAACACCAAGTCTAAATGTCATTTTGTTTGGTATGGTTTCTGACTTTACCATCGTAGATTCTGGATCTGGATATTCGGTCGGTGACTTGATTACGGTAACGGATGCTTCTGGAAATGGTAAAGAAGTCGAAGCTGAAGTTTCGTCTATCAATTCCAGTCCAATCAATAAAATTAATGTAGATTCTATTGGACATGGTTATAGATTAGGTACTCGAGCTGTAACCGATAACACTAATGCTGGTGGGTCTGGATTCTTAGTAGAAGTAACAGAAATAAAAAACCCATACACAATAACAAATGGTGGGGACACATATACTGTTGGTGAAATTGCAACACTAACTATTGTCAACCGAGGCGAAAATTATACAAGCGCACCGACATTAACTTTAATAGACACTGTTATAGAATCAATCGGCGCGTTGTCGGATAAACTTATTACAATCAACAATGCCGGTGACGATTATGCGGTAGGCGACACACTTGTTTTTAGTTCCGGCACAGCAACAGGGTTAGTTGCTTCAGTATCGCCTAGTGCTTCTACTTCCGAATTTGCTTTCGAAGATGATTTTAATTTATCTTTAGAGGGTGAATCTGGTATATTGATTAATGACGACCCTCTGGTTGACGGGTTGGGCCCAATTTCTAGAATAGAACTTACTGACTTTGGTACAGGATATACAAACCAAACACTACCAACTATTGATATGACAGGTAGTGGTGATGGTCTCGCAGTACTGACCGTTACTGGTATTCAAGGCAGCTCGGGAGCTGTTTCTGTGGATGCGATAGGTTCTGGTTCTGGGTTAGGATCTATTCGAGAAATTGAAATTAAAAACTTTGGTGTAAATTATTCCACCACACAAACAACAGCTACCGTGAATGGTGGTGACGGTAATGCTATTATAACGCCGATTGTGAGTGGATTGGGCATACAATCTGGAGATTGGACAACTACAGACAGTATTATTGGTAGGCGGGTCATTCAAGATTCGTTATTTTTCCAAGATTTTTCTTATGTAATTCGTAGTGGTTTGGGATTTAATGACTATCGATCTATTGTTAAAGACACTTTGCATCCAGCTGGAACACAATTCTTTGGTGAGATTTTAATATCAACACTTTTGACAGTGTCGCCGGAATTTTATAGTATTATTGCGCCAGAATTTAGTGGAACGAGTCGAACAATTTTCCTCGAAACTTTATTATCTTTTGTGGAACCAATTACACAAGACAGAAGTCAATATGTCATAAAGAAACCGAGTGTTACATCTATACAACAGTTATCTTCCCCGAGTACTCCAAGTTACAATATTGAAATACATGGGAATAAAATTGACGCTACGGCAATTGTTCAGAATAAATATAATGTATCGTTTGGTGGCCGAGATTCGGTCGTTCTTGGCATTGTTAATAATTCAAGTACTATTGGCAAATTCCATTTTGTAAAGTCTCAATCTAATGTTGAAGTTAAAGTTGTAGATCCATTAGATGTTGCAGGTCCGTTATATAAAGACTTGGAGATATCCGTATTAGCTTCATCACAGATTTCTTCTTTCAAAAACAAAACATTTTTGGATCAATATTCTACTGGGCGTGGGATGTATATACAGGACAGAATTACGGGAACAGTTTCTATATCGGGTAGCACAACGGTAACTGGAACTGGGACTAGTTTTTTGACAGATTTTGTTGCTGGTGAGTACATAATTATTGGAAACGAAAAATTTAAAATAACAAATATCACAAATGATCTGGAAATGGTGGTGAATGTACAACCAGATGCATCATATTCAAATGTTGAAGCTTTACGTGAATACTTGTTATAAATAAAGAATACACAAATAATATAGGAGAAATCGTATGCCTGCGATAGCAACGAGTAAATTTCGCATACATAATGCGCAACAATTTAAAGAAGCATTTTCAGAAAGTTCTGGGTTTGAAGAAGGATCATCAACACCAAATGCCGATATCGACACTAAAATGTATTTCTACATTGGTGGTATTAGTGCATTTACCGATGATACAAATCCACCTACGCCGTTAAATAATACAACATCGATAGAATATTCACCTTGGTCGGATATGATTGGTGCCAAACGTGTTATTGAAAGTGATGTTGTGCAAGTTGTTGAACGGTATAACTGGACAGATGGTACTGTGTACGATCAGTATGACGATCAAGATTCTGATATTTTAGATGATGATTTTTATGTGATGACTGAAGAATACAACGTCTATAAATGTCTTTGGAATAATGGTGGAGCTGCAGTTGGAAACGCTAACGGCATTAACGATCAACCTACGGGAACATCAACAACACCTTTGCAAACGGGGGACGGATACATTTGGAAATATATGTACACCGTATCTACAGCAGATGCTTTGAAATTCTTAACCAACGAATTTATTCCTGTAAGAACTGATTCTACAGTAAAGGCTTATGCTACAAGCACATCAAATGGTGCAATTCACGCTATCGTAGTAACAGACGGTGGAAGTGGTTATAATGCATCCACCGATATTCCGGTTGTTACAATTACTGGAACAGGTGGAACCACAGTTGTAAATCCGGCTGGTGTTACGGTCGATGGTTCTGGTGCTGTTACAGAAATTTTAGTCGACGGATTTCAGTTGGGTAGTGGATATAGTAGTGCAACAGTTACTATTGCGGCTCCAGCGGGTGGTGGTGACACCGCAACTGCTCGGGCCATTATCAGCCCTAAAGGTGGCCATGGATTTGACGCTGAAGAAGAACTTGGTGGTAAATATGTAATGTTGAACGTTAGACTCGACGGCACGGAAGGTGATACGATTAGTATCGAAAACGATTTCCGTAAAGTTGGTTTGATCCGTGATCCGTATAACTATGGAACCACCACAGTTGCAAATACGACCAATATTCGACAAACATTCAGACATCTGTTCAACGCCGAACCAACGGGAACATTTTTACCTGATGACGTTGTAACAGTTGGTAACAGCACAGCAACAGTTGTAGAATATGATGCGACTAACAGGTATTTGTACACAACTCTACCAACTCCAGACCCGGCGGATTTTGATGGATCAGGAAGTACTAAGAGTATCACAAGTAACTCTGGTGGTGGTGCAAACATTGATACTTTATATCAAGCGCCAGGTCTGCAACCGCATTCTGGTGACATCCTATATATAGAGAACAGAAGTCCAATTTCAAGAGCATCGGACCAGATTGAAGATGTTAAATTAATTATTGAGTTTTAATTTTACCTAAAGAAGAGAAAGTAAAATGACGAATCCCGGCGGAATAAACCTAAACATCAGTCCGTATTTCGATGACTTTGATGAAGATAAAAAATTCGCACGAATTTTATATCGACCAGGCCGGGCCGTTCAGGCCCGAGAGTTGACACAAGGTCAAAGTTTACAACAAAAACAAATAGAAAGATTTGCTAATTTTTTCTTTAAACAAGGTTCTATTGTTCAGGGTTGTGAACAGACAATCGATTTAGATTTGGAATATGTTAAGTTGCAATCGACATTTGATTCGAATGATGTTTTGGTTTCGAATTTTGTTGAAAAAGAAGTTGTGGGTCAAACCACAGGGATTCGAGCTTTTATTGGGTTAGTTACAGACTTGTCTGGTGAAGATCCCAAAACACTTTACATTAATTACTTGACAGCTGGGTCGGTTCGTGTTAGAATACCTAGGGTTGCCAACGCGCCGGTCATCCCAACTGATGCAATTGTTGGTGACACAGTTCGATTTAGAACTGCGGCCGCACCAACAGTTGATGTCGTTACTGCTACTTTAGTTGATTTTGATATTGATCCGACTACAGGAACAAATGATTATATTTGGGTAAATAATTTATCTTCATCCATCGATACAATTCCAACAGATGGTACCGCTGAAGTATTGATTCCAGCAACATCCTTGGACGTACAAGTTGTTTACGACTCTTCGATTTTAGATAGTCGATCAGCTTCAAGATATGTTGAAAATGAAATTTTAATGGCCGGTGTTTATGGTACTAGATTTTATGCAGTTTCTGCAACCGCAAACGCAACAAAATTTGTTGTTGATGCTGGACTTGCAACAGAAGTAACTTATACTAAAGCTTCTAAGGCCACTATTGACGAAGGCATCATGTATATTGCCGATCACTTTGTCAAGCACACAGCCCAAACAATTATCCTCGATAAGTACACCAATGTTCCTTCATACAAAGTTGGTTTAGTTCCAACAAAAACTTTTGTGGATTCTGCAGCAGATTCTAGTTTATTGGACAACGCACAGGGTACGGAAAACTTTCAAGCGCCAGGCGCAGACCGACTTAAGATCGACACTACGTTATCTAAGGTATCTTATACTGCGGCAACAGACGAATCAGATTTCGTTTCTATGATCGAAGTTGAAGACGGTATCATCAAGAAACGTAGAGAAATAGAACTTGAAGGTAAGATTGAAGAAGCGATCGCAAAAAGAACATCCGACGAATCTGGAGATTATACATTATCGGACCCAAGGATTTCTGTTAGAGAACACCTGAATACAGGAAGTAATGGTGGTCGATATTCGGCGGATGAAGGTGGTAATTCTGACCTATTATTACTTGAGGTTGACCCTTTTGTTGCATATGTTTCTGGTTATAGAAATGAAATAATTTCTCGGGCTAATGTTGAAATTTCTAAAGGATTGGATACACAGGAAGTCGAACAAGTAAACACTCAAATCAATCTCGGTAGTTATATAACAACTAATGAATTTATTGGGTTTTGGAATTTCGAAGATAGTATCGAAGTTGATTTGTATGATACATCACAGAATGTAATTACAAACAAATCTTTTGACAACGCATCATTCACCCCATCAGGCACAAAGATTGGCACAGTAAGAATCAAGTCGATCGAGTATGTTAGTGGCGAAACTGGTGAGGCAAACACACAATACAACTTATACACATATGATATCAAAATGAATGCTGGGAAAACATTCCAAGAAGTTCGTTCATTGTATCAAAACAACGTATCAATTGCCGATTGTGTTGCTGACATTGTGTTAGATTCGGCCGGTAATGCTGTCGTTAAAGAACAAACATTCGACAGGTTATTATTTAAACTTCCATATGGTAGTATCAAAACATTAAGAGATTCTAACGGACAGCTAGAAAATGGTTTCCGTTTTCGTAGAGAATTTCCTTTGACATTGAGCAACGGAACTGGTACAATTAGTTCTACGTCTACAAATGAATCTTTTGTTGGGACAGGAACTTTGTCTGAACTACAAAAGAAAAACAACTATTTGGTTATCCCACAGACCACACTATACACTACATCAGTAGAAACTGATAATGTTACGACTAATGGGACAACCGCAATAACAACCGACGGTGGTACTGGCGGATCGTTCACTACAGATTTTGTTGTGGGAGATTATATTACAATTAATGGTATAGGGGATGATACTAACGGTATTTTCAAAATCACTGCAATTACTGACGACGATAATTTAACAATTGATGCACCACATCCAATTTCTGACACAGGTCTCGACATTTATAAAGTGTTCCCCGGCGGGTTACCAATACGATTAAACGGAAGCTCAACTGGAGGAAACAGCCGTACTTTGACGGTAACTACTCCAACATCGGTTACTTTAGACTTGGACGAACAATTTAATGGCGGTATTAGTTTTATTGCAACAATGGATAGAGCAAACGCAAGAGAAATCAAAAAAAATGTTGTACGGGATCGACAAATTAAAATCGAACCAACCGGCACCGGCCCTGGCGCGTCTGCTCATCCGAATGGGACATCTGGACCATACTCTTTGGGTCACTCAGATATTTACGCACTCAAAGGAATTTATCAAGCACCCAATTTTACTGTCGATGCAACAACGTCAGACACAAATGTTACCTCAGATTATACATTAGACAATGGTCAACGGGATAATTTGTATGAGAATGGTAAAATCACACCTAACGTCGGTGTTGTTCCGACGGGTAATTTGTTAGTTGTATTTGACTTTTTCACACACGACTCTACACAGGGTGTTGGTTATTTGTCTATAGATTCGTATCCAGTTGATGATGCTGGTGACAACACGACGACAACAATTCGGACTACAGATATTCCAACTTATGTTAGTTTAAAAAACGGGGCTTCTTACGATCTCAGAAACACTTTAGATTTTAGGCCAATTAAATTAAATAGCACAAATAATGCGACAAACCCAGTTGAATCTACTACGTTCGATGTTCCTGTAGGCGGCGGTGGATTACACTTCCCGGCTGCAAATTCAGATTTCCAAGCAGACCTTCAATATTATAAAGGTAGAAAATCGAAGTTGTACATGAACAACAAAGGTGAGCTTGCGGTTATTGACGGGTCGCCTGGATATCCAAACCCAACACCGCCCCCAAGTGTTCCTGATTCTATTGATCTTGCAGAATTAGAAATACCAGCATTCCCATCCTTGCCTAAGAATGTAATTGTGTCGCCGAAAAAGAATCGACGATTCACTATGCAAGACATTGGGAAATTGCAGGAACGGATTAACAACCTTGAATATTATACTTCATTGAACTTGTTAGAAAAAGAATCTAGAGATAAAGTTATAGTAGACTCAGACGGTATCGATAGATTTAAGAACGGTATTTTGGTTGATGCGTTTACGGGTCATTCTGTAGCTGATGTTGGACTTCCGTCATATCGAGCGGCAATCAACCGCGACAGTAAATATGCTACCACATATTTCAACAATGACAGTCAAGTGCGGTTGGAATATAATTCAACAACATCTTCCGGTGTTACCAAAACAGCTGGCAATAAATTAATGTTGGATTATACAGAGTCAACGTTTGCCGATCAACCTTTTGCTTCCGAATCATTGCGATTAACACAGTCATTTGCATTTAGCTGGGTTGGTGATATGAAAGTTGTCCCAGCTACAGACAACTGGTTACAGACTACACGAACTCCAAGTTCCGATTTAGTTTCCGACCTAACTGGCGAATCTGACAACTGGAAATCTTTGACTAATGCGTGGAACACTGAAGTTAATCCGACGATACGTCATTGGATCGGTGCGCCAAGCAAGTCTCTATCTTTCACCACAACTAACACTGAATATGAAATCAGCAGAACTGCGGTTATTCAAACCGGCAAAAACCAAATCCAAGATTCGACAATTGATATTACAACATCGGATTTAAATATTGCAGTCGATCGTGTTTCTGACATTTCAGTCTCACATGTTATGCGAGGTAGAGATTTTGCCTTTGAGTGTAATGGATTGAAAGACGGCGCACAAATGTATGCCTTCTTCGACGGAATCGATGTAACATCAGATTGTAAACAAATCGCACTTGTTGGTACAAAAACTTTAGACGATCTCAATGATTTGTATGACAATGATGGTGTGTTGGCGGTTGATACAAATTATTGGACTGAAGTTTCTAATACAGAACTTCGAGCTATCAATAATAAAGTATATGGTATATTCACAGTGCCATCTAATACATTTTATGTTGGGTACAGAGAATTAAAATTGATTGATGATGCTTTAAATAGAGATTCTGTGGCCACAACGGTTGCGAAATATTCTATCCGATCTTCTGGTTTAGGCATTACTCGTGGATTAAATTCTATCAACACTCGACCATTTTCGGTTGCAGTCGATGAATCTAATTATGTAACTAAAATTAGCCGTGTTAATTCAACATCTAAGAATTACAACGACGCTAACTACAAACGATACGATCCGTTATCGCAAAGTTTTTACATCGACGAATCCACATACCCAAGAGGTGTATTTTTAACATCGATTGATTTATTTTTCCAAACAAAATCTGGAAACAATAATCTTGGTGTGACTGTGGAAATTCGAGAAATGCAAAATGGATTCCCGACTAGAAAAATTATAGGTAATGAAGTTTCGCGAGTGGAAAATAATAATATTTTGGTTTCGAATGATTCTACTTCTGCGACGACATTTACATTCCCGAGTCCGATATATCTTTTCCCAGGCACAGAATATTGTTTCTCAGTTAAAGCGGATGGCAACTCCAGAGATTATCAAATCTGGACAGCTGTTTTGGGTGAGATTGATATTACAGATTCTTCGGTGAATAATAGAATCGATAAGGAACCAGCGGCCGGCATCTTGTTTGCAGCTACGAACAACTTCACTTGGAGTGTTAGGCAGAATCAAGATTTGAAATTCAAATTGAAGATTGCTGAATTTTCAACTACAGCAAATGGGTTGGCATATTTTGATAATACGAATATTGATTCTGATATCAATTTTTCTAGAATCACAACCAATATCGAAAATTTAACTATTGCCGACACTGACATACAATATTCTATTAATATGTATGATTCTAATTTAGAACAGTCTGGATATCTGTCTGTTAAAAATCTAGAACGTTTAGAATTGACCAAACGATACACAATAAATGATACGGTCGACTCGTCGTCATTAAATATATTGTCAACTCTATCTACGGACAACAAATACATTTCACCATATATTGATTTGGAACGTATCAATGTTATTCCTGAAGATCTTGACATTAATAATACGACAGAAACAACTTTGACAGGAACGGTAAGCACAACCGCATCATCCAATGCAGTTGTAGGTGTATCCACAGAATTTCTAACTGAGGTTCAGCCTGGAGAATATATTAAGATTGGCAATGATTATCGAGTCGTTTCTTCGATAACTGACGATTTGAATTTAATCACAACACAAAATTTCCGAGAAACCCGTTCTGGAGTGCCTGCGCAAATAAAATTTGAAGAATCTCCTGCAGGAACATACACATCAAACGGCCGGTATATCTCTCGACGTGTTGCATTGAATGATGGATTTGAAGCGTCTGATATCAAAGTTTATGTTGATGTCAATCGTCCAGCTGGAACTAATATTAAGGTGTATTACAGAATCCTTAATGAGAGTGATCAAGATTCTTTTGATTTTAAATTCTACAATGAAATGTTACTTGACGGAACACCGACAATTAATCAAGATTCTAATATATACGAAGAAGAAAAATATGTTATTCCAACATCAGATTTAACTGGTGGTGTTCAAATACTGTACGGAACAGTAAGTGTGACAAATAATAACGTTACTGTAAATGGTACTGGTACCAGATTTACGGAAGAACTTCGGATTGGAGATACAGTGGCAATCGGCCCAGATAGAATTACTGGGGTTGTTGCAACAATTGGCGGTAATGAAGTTTTGACTTTAGAAAGTGGATATACAGGATCAACATTATCTGGATTGGAGATATTTGAGGTACTAAATAATGTTGTGGGATATACCACAGAAGATTTAAGAACTTATAGTGGATTTAAATATTTTTCAATAAAGGTTGTTTTCTTGTCGAGTAACGGATCATATGCGCCAAGAATTAAAAACTTAAGAGCTATAGCGTTGGCATAATGAAGATCGACCTCGAAGAAAAATTTGCCGGTATTACCGAAAGAGATTCACACTCTAAAGCCTTATTAAATACTGACACAGAAGCGCTATTGCAATATAAAATTAAAAAACAAAAAAGTATAAACCAACGCCGAATGGCAAATGAGTTGGATTTTTTAAAAACAAAAGTAGCAGATTTAAGTAGTGACATAACGGATATTAAAACCTTACTGACGGAATTGGTTTCTAACAGATAAAAACGGAATAGTTAAATGGCATCATCACTCAATATTCAACAAATTTTATTATCAAATACCTTTGATGAATTTCGTATTAGTTCTAATACTGTCATCGATGAATTGAATAAATTTGGGACTGGTTCGGCGACAGTAACAGTTGGGTCTATCGTAATTTCTACAGGTTCTGGCGAATCTGGAAATTTGACTGTAGGAAATGATTTAGATGTTACGGGTGAATCTTCGTTTGGTGGGATTGGATCTAATTTGGTACCAGCTCTCGGTAATACATATGATCTTGGGTCTGGAGCTGAAGCTTGGAATAATTTATATCTTACCGGAACGGCTAACATTGATATTTTATCAGCAACTTCTGGTTCTACGGTTAATGATTTTCAGGTTGGTGGTAATTTAACAGTTATTGGTGATGCTACTATTTCCGGCAACCTTACATTTGGCGACGCTGAGACAGATACAATTACACTTTCAGCTGACGTAGCTTCATCAATTCTACCAGAAAATTCTAATGCATACGATCTTGGTTCTTTATCGAAACAATGGCGAGATATATACCTCGGCGGCACTGCAAATGTCAATATATTATCTGCAACGTCCGGATCAGTTTCTGGTGATTTTACAGTTGATACAACAACATTCCATGTAGATTCTACAACCAATCGTGTTGGTATTTTAAATACAAGTCCAGACGTAAGTTTTGATGTTGGATCAGCTACAGATGCAATTCACATTCCTGTGGGAACAACCGAACAACGACCTGGCACACCGGATGCTGGTTATTTCCGATATAACACAAGCCTTAATCAATTCGAAGGATACACTTCAACTTGGGGTGCCATCGGTGGTGGTGGAACAAACACATTCACAACAGACACATATACAGGTGATGGTGTTGAAACAGAGTTTGTACTGTCACAATCTACTGAATCTGAAAGTAATTTGATGGTTTTTGTTGATGGTATTTTCCAAAACCAAGACGCATACAACATTTCAACAACCGGCGGTATTACCACATTAATATTCAGTGAAGCTCCCGCAAACACAAGAAGTATTGTAGTTTACGTAGTTGCTGCTGGTGTATCAGGGAACAACTTAAACCAAGATTCTTTTGAAGGTGATGGCATTCTTCAAGTGTTCACGTTGTCAATTCCTCCAATCAATGAAAATAACACACAGGTGTTCATTGATGGTGTTTATCAGCAAAAAGATGCTTACACAATCAGTGGTTATGATATTCAATTTAGTGAAGCACCTCCATCCGGCACCACAATCGAAGTAATGACATTCACTCAAACTGAAGTCAATGTTCCCGCAAACAACACCGTTGTTTCTGCAAGCTTGGCGGGCGACTTGGTGACGCCAGGATCTTTAACTGTCACTACAGATTTGATAGTAACTGGTGATACAACTTTAAATGGTAACTTATACTTCGGTGACGCCCAAACAGATACAATTACTTTCGCTGGTGAAATTTCTAGTCATATCTTACCATCGGTTGACATTACGTATGATTTAGGTTCTGCGACAAATCGTTGGAGAGATTTGTATTTGAGTGGCAACACGATTTATATCGGCGATGGCAAGATCGAATACAATGACGGGACTAACGAATTCGAACTTAAAAATTCAATCGACCAAACAGTTAAAATTAGTCTGTCTGCTAATACGACAACCGACTTGTCAGAGGGGTCTAATAAATATTATACGGCCGCAAGAGTTTTAACTGATGGAGTTGGGATTGTTCCCGCTGGAAGTCTCAGAGGGACTCTAAGCGACGTTAGAATGCAATATGGCGTTGCATACGACAGTTCGGCTGGAGCTCCACAAGCGGGATCATTTTTCTTTGATTCATTAAATTCCAAACTTAAAGTCCATACAGGATCAACTTTCATTGATGCTGTTCCAGCTGGTGGTGGCGGCGGTGGCGGTGGTGACACTTCAGCTGCAAACGCAACGTTTAGAAAATATAGTTACACAACTACAAGTGAAACCAATATTATCATTGGTGAAGAAGATCCAACAACAGATTCTGGAAACTTTGTTGTTGGTAGAACATATAAGATTGTGTCGTTAGGTACCACAGACTTTGCAGCCGAACATCCTGCAACCGCAGTTAATTCTGTAGGTGACGAGTTTGTTGCTGAAGTAGAGGGAACCGGAACAGGAACCGCAAGTCAAGTTTTAGAATACATTGTTGACGGTAGCCAAAACATTGAAGTGTATATCAATGGTGTTAAACAGTTTGAGGGTGCGACACAAGACTATGTTGCAACAACAGGCAGTTCAATCAATTTCACATACACGTTGCCTATAGGGGCAAATGTGGATGTTCAAGTTTATGAGTTGTTGACCAATGATTCATATTATCTAAAATCCGAAACCTATACGCAAGCAGAAACCAACACACAAATTTCGACGGCACTTTCTACATACGACGACCAAGCAAACAGTGACGCACGATATGTAAATATTGATGGCGATACAATGACCGGAACATTAGTCGTTGCCGACAGTTTAAATGGCGATCCGGTGTTGGCACATTTCTATAATGACGATGTCGGGACATTAGCCGAAGCAACTGTTTATATATCAAATAACGACACAACAAACGGTGGATTGTTCTTACAGGCAACCGGATCCGGATTTACAACACAAGATGGATTTGTCCAAGATGCAGCAGTTCTTGGTGCGACAAGCAATGCATCCGGTGGTCTGTCTATCATGACTCGTTCAAATTCCGACATCAGGTTTTACACTAATGGTCATACAAACGAAAGAGTTCGAATAACCAATCAAGGGCGTGTCGGGATTGGTACTAACAACCCTTTAGCCGCTCTTACAGTAAGTAATGGATCATCGGGTATTGAGTTCCAACCCGAGATTACCGCAAACTTCAACCGCATCACAAATTATAATCGTAATACAAGTGTTTATAACGAACTGGGTATTGACGCGGCTAGAATTGAGATTAGACCGGAAGGTGTAAGACGACTTAGTGTTGCAACGGACGAGATTGTCGTTAACGAAGATGGTAATGACTCCGACTTCCGCGTCGAGTCTGTTAGCAACGAGAATATGTTGTTTGTTGATGCCGGAAATAATGTTATTGGCACAGGAACAGGATCACCCGCAACATATGTTGGTAGTGGGGGTCTTGCTATAAAAGGTTCAACCACATCAGATTTGTCTTTAGTCGCAACTGGCATCGTATCCGAAACTAACTCCCACCAAATACGTTATTGGAATGACACGGGAACTGCTTACGAAATTGCTAGGACACGAGTAAACGTAGGCGCAGGGCAGGTTAATAGAGGGGAGTATCAGTTTTCCGTAAATAACGGTGCTGGATTACGTCCTTGGCTTGATGTTGATTACGCCGGAAACGTTGTTTTTAACCAACAGGGTTACGACTCTGACTTTCGCGTTGAGTCTAACGGCAACCCTAATATGCTGTTTGTTGATGGTGGTAATGACGTTGTAAATATAGGCACAAGTGGGTTAAGCACTACTGGGGCAAAACTAGCAGTTCAAGGTCCAGCAGCATTTAATACCGACAGCGGCACGAACAAAATTTACATAACTCGAAGTGGCGGTACGAACCAATCGGGTAGTTTTTATGTAGACGATAATACGTTTGTGTTTGATTCTGTTCAAGATGAAACATCAGGCGCTAACTTTTTGTTCCGTGCAACAAACGCTACTGCGAGTAATGTTTCATACTTGGAGTTAGATTATGCCGGTGGTACTACTTTCAACCAAGGTGGTTTGTCGCAACTAGACTTCCGCGTCGAGTCTGTTAGCAACGAGAATATGCTGTTTGTTGACGCTGACACTAATCGGGTCGGAGTAGGAACTGGGACTCCGGGCTACCTCCTCGATGTGCTTGAAACAAACACAGGAGGCCTTGCCGACTTTAGGCTTAGAAATGCGGCTTCTACTAATGCGGCAAGTGGCGCTAGAAATATTATTCAAGTCGCCAACGGCGACGTGGGTGACCCGCGCCTTGTTTTAAGTATTGAAGGCATTCAAGAGTACACGATTGGTATCGATAACTCTGACAGCGATATTTTAAAATTCAACAACGGTTCTGACCCCAGTGCAAGCACAAACTACCTTTCCATTGGCGCTGGTGCAGGTGGTGTTGTTGTTAATGATGGGTCTGATGCTGCAATAGACTTTCGCGTTGAGTCTGATAGTCAAACCCACATGCTCTTTGTCGATGCTAGTACTAATCGAATTGGAATAAACACATCTGCGCCAGATGCAGAGGTGCATATATCTGGCACGTCACCGCACATTGATTTAGGCCCACAAGGTAGTAATCGCGCAAAACTTGGATATGCCTCTACTAATTTGTATTTGGGTACGACATCAGGTGGCGGCGAAGTAATTATTAAAAACAATATTGGATCAACGGACGCACCTGAATCTTCAGGTGATGAAATAGCGCGTTTTGGCGACACTATCGTATTCAATGAAGGTAACCGCGACCAAGACTTCCGCGTTGAGTCTCTTAACAACGAGAATATGCTGCTTGT